ACGATTGGAATGGCTGGGAACTGGCAGTAATACAGAGAGGTAAAGAGAACTTTGATGAATTTGTACACATAATGGACACAACTCTCATAAAGGATATAACAATGTTTGATAAGTTATTCGCCCTAGAGGGAAATGTGGTGCTAACAAAGGGTAATTTCCATTATATGGGAAAGTTTGTAACCAAAGAACTACCTAATCTACCAATAGTCCACGATAAGACACTAGCAATCTACCTAGAGGTAAGATGGTTAGATGGATTTAAGTACACAGAGTTCACACCAGACCTACCTGTACACACAAACGTCTTTGAAGAAATCCACGGGATGAAAAGGATGAAGTTGGAAAATGAATATATGGTCAAATGGAAGGGCACACATTGGATAACTCAAAAGGAGAGAGATGAAATAGAGTTAGAGTTGATTAAAAGAGGTGCTGGTGTTATAATTTAATGAATGGAAGCAAAACTAGAAATAGCTAGAGATGAGCTAGGAAGACTGTTGCCAAATCAGGAGTCTATAAATCCTAATGGTAGACCAAGGGACACAGAGGAAACTAAGGCTCTAAGGAAAGCTAGCAAGGAGATAATCGCTGAGTATAGAGAAGCACTAACTTCTGCACTACCAATGATTCAACCAATCATTATAGCTAAGGCGTTAGAGGGAGATATAGCTTCTATCAAGGAAATACACGATAGAACTATGGATAAGGCTAAACAGGCGACAGACATTACAAGTGACGGGAAGGAGCTACCGCAACCAATTATAAATGTTATTCTCAAAGACAACAGCGACAAGGAAGATTCTGAACCTAACCAAGAGGATTAGAGCAATCCCTGGAGGTAGTTCGGCATCTAAAACTATAAGTATTATCTTATATCTTATTGCTCTTGCTCAGAGTGATAAGACCAAGACCATAACCTCAATATGTTCTGAGAGTATTCCTCACCTTAAACGAGGAGCAGTGAGAGACTTCAAGAACATCATGCAGGGACATCACTACTGGAAGGATAAGCTGTGGAACGCCACCGATAGTATTTACACATTTGAGACTGGAAGCCAGATAGAGTTCTTCTCAACAGACAACGGAGACAAGCTAAGAGGTGCTAGACGAGACAGACTATTCATAAATGAGGCAAACAACATCACTTTTGAGGCATTTGAACAGCTAGAGATAAGAACCAAAGACTTTGTGCTACTAGACTGGAACCCAAGTAATGAATTTTGGTACTACACAGAGCTAAGAGGCAAGCGAGATGATGTGGAGGAAATCACTCTAACCTACAAAGACAACGAAGCCCTAGACCAACAGATTGTAGACTCACTAGAACAGAGAAAGAATCGTAAGGGCTGGTGGCAGGTCTACGGACTAGGACAATTAGGTGAAGTGGAGGGTAAGATTTACAAAGACTGGCAGATTATAGATGAAGTGCCACACGAAGCTAGGCTAGAGAGATATGGATTGGACTTTGGCTACACCAACGACCCAACCTCAATAGTCCAAATCTTCTACTACAATGGCTCTTATATCCTAAACGAACTCACTTATCAGAAGGGATTGAGCAATAAACAAATAGCCGACATCATATTAAGTCATCCTACTGCGTTAGTGGTAGCTGATAGTGCCGAACCAAAGAGCATAGACGAGATAGCTAGTTATGGAGTTTCTATCGTAGGAGCCGAGAAGGGCAAGGATAGTATCGTCAATGGAGTGCAGTTAGTCCAAGCACAGAGAATATCTATGACCAAGAAGAGTATCAACATCATCAGAGAGTTTAGGAATTACCTGTGGACAACAGACAGAGATGGTAAGGTAATCAATGAACCAGAAGGAGGCTTTGACCACTCAATGGATGCTATTCGTTATGGCTTATCTAACCTAATCAAGAACGCCACAGGTGATATGGAAAGCGAAAGAGCGGAGAGGTTGATGTCAAGGTTAAGAGGACAGGTTAACCAAACAAGATGAAAAGACCAACAATGGATGACCCTGCGGAGTATGCCCTTATCAAAAGTATCTACTTTAAGGATGACAGACCTCTTAATGAACACATAGACCCGATAGAACGCAATGATAGGATGGAAGCTAAGAGTAGATTTAATAATAAAAGTAGTAGATAATTGCTTGACAAACAAAAAAGTATTATACTTTTATCCATATGTTAACCATAAAATCTGAGCTAGAACAAATTAAGGTCAATTACAATAAGACTATTGACTTGGTGGAAGGTTTATCTTTCTCCCAGAAGAAACAAATAAGAACGATAGAGTTTTATAATAATTCAAAGTACCTCAACGGACAGAAGGATGAGCTAGGAAGGGAAAAGCCCTTCTTGCAGATACTCAATGCTATCTGTGATGTAGAGAATACGGCTAAGGACTTAGATACTAAGGATATTCAAATAACATCTGATGACGCTAACCACTACCTAGAATCATGGTTACTATCAAAGGATATATATGTGTGGATGAAAGATACAAACTTCGCCAAGACACTAAACGATATGAGGGATGTGCACACTCGCTATGGCTCACTCCTAGTTAAGAAGGTGATGAAGGATGGTGAACTGACCCTAGAGCTACCAGAGTGGAAGAACCTTATGACCGACCAGAGAAAGATACTCTCAAGACCTATCGTAGAAACTCATTGGATGACAGCTACAGAGATTGCTGAGAAGACTGAGTGGAAGAACATCAAGGCTGTGTTAGAGAAGATGGAGAACTCAGGTACAAACAAGACGGTTCCTGTTTACGAGGTAAGAGGTAGGTTCTCACTAGCCACCTTTAAGGATGCCAACGGAGAGAAGTACAGCGATGCAGACAAGAGCAAGTTCTCATATCAACTCTACTACATAGTAGGTTCTCCAAGTGAAGATGAGGGTAAGGTAGAGAATGACGCATTTGAGGTGATGTACTCAGAGGATAACACCGAGGAAGTCTACAAATACCTAGCTCGTAAGCCAAAAGCTGGTAGAGCCTTCGGTGTAGGTGTGATGGAAGAAGGTGAAGAGGCCCAAGTGTGGACTAACGACGCTATCTTGAAGCAATACCGAGCAATGGAGTACACAACTAAGGTTATAGGTCAGACAGCTTCTAAGAAGTTGAAGGGCAGGAATCTCTTAACAGAGACAGACGATGGAACCATCCTTGAAACAGAGGACAACAAGCCTATTACGGCTCTCAATCTCCTACCAAGCGGAGGACTCAACCAGTACAGCTTGATTATCAATCAGTGGTACGACCAACTACAGAAGACTACAAGTGCTTATGCCGCACAAAGAGGCGATACACCACCATCAGGAACTCCATTCAGACTCCAAGCAACTATTCTTCAGCAATCATCCTCGGTGTTCCAAGTCCTACAAGAAGAGTTTGGAATCTTCCTCACTGAAATTATGGAAGACTGGGTAATGCCTCATCAAGCAAAGAAGCTCAGTGCAGAACACTTGCTATCCTATGACTTCTCACCAGAAGAGCTAAAAGAGATAGACGCTAAGTTCTCTATACGAGAGGCGAACATGAAAGCAAAAGACATCATTCTTTCAGGTAAAGATATTACAGCAGAGGAATACCAAGGATTTATAGACAATCACGATGAGTTTATCAAACAAACCAAGAGCCAGAGATTTATTAACATTCCTAAAGGTTTCTATGAGAATCTAAAGGCCAAGGTAACGGTAAACATCACAGGTGAGCAGAGAAACAAGGCGGCGACACTAGAAAGCCTAAACAACATATTGATTACCTACGCTTCTAACCCTAACCTAGCTAATGACCCTGTAGCATCACAACTCCTTACAAAGATAATCGAGCTATCAGGTGCTGGCATCAGCCCTGTCCAAATCACCTCAGCCATCAATGAGAAGGCCAAGGAAGCACAGGCTCAAATGGCAATGCAACCAACAGGTCAACCACAGTCACCAAATCAGGCTAATCCTATGAGTCTAGCGGCAAACCCTCAATAATATGCTTAAAGATTTTTACCTAAATGAAGGAATGAGAGAGGAGGTAAGACTTTACCTATTAAAGTTCTTAACTGATAAGGCTCTAGTCAAGGTCTTTGCTCAAGAGGACACCAAGGCAATAGCCGAAGCAAAGGATGTAATCGAGGAAGCATTTAATCACCTAGAGGTAATCTTCCTAAAGAAGTCAGAAGCGAAAGAGATTATTAACGAATCAAGATAACATGGCACACAAAGGAACATACGGAGGCAAGAAGCCTACCAAGACGCAAAAGGCTAAAGCAAAGAAGAAACACAAGTAGGAGGATTTGAGGGGTGCGTCTCAACAACGCACAGGCTCGCAGGTAAGCATAGTCCTGCACTAACCGCTTTGTAGTAAGCATAATCTACTAAACATCAATGGATAACACCAACGAAGACGCTGTGGTCACAAACACAGAGGTTGAGGAAGATACCAATATCTCCGAGGACAGTATCGAAGAGACTGTAGACCTATCAGATGAATTAGAGAAAGAGCGTCAAGCAAAGTCTCAAATTCTAGCTAGGGCTAAGAAGGCCGAAGCAGAACTAAAAGAACTCAAGGCTAAATCTTCACTTAACAACGACCCACAACTTTCAGACGAACTTAAACTGATTGCCCGTGGTCTATCGGATGAGGAAATCGAGCAGGCTAAAATTATCGCTAAAGGTAAAGGCATAGCCCTTCCAGAAGCGATTAAAGAACCTCTCTTTCTAACCTTCCAAAGCGATTTGAAAGATAAGAAAAGAAAGGAAGATGCCAAACTCGGTGCTTCTAAGGGTTCAGGTGAATCGAAAGACGAATCTGAAATCAAACCCGACATGACTCGTGAAGAACATCAGAAAGTTTTTAAGAAAATAATGGGTTAATCTTAACAACTTAACAATATGGCGTTTCCAACAACGACAATGACCTCAACCACCCTAGCGGAGTCAATTCCGTTACTGTGGGGTGAGAAAATCAATGAGTTCTTCAAATTGAAGCTCATGATTGCAGAATTCTTCGTAGACCGTTCTTCAGAATTAGCAGGTGGAGGCTCAGCCCTTTATACTCCTAATTTGACAGAATTCACTGCGAACAGCAAATCCAACGCTACTGCTGTAACTCTTAATGCTCCTACGGACACTAAGGTTACTCTTACAGTAGACCAGTGGTTTGAAGTTTCCTTCGCTATCGAAGACAAGGAAGCCGCACAAGTCAAGCACTCTTATTACCTTCAAGAGAGGTATGCTCAGAGTGCTGGATACACTATGGCTAAGAAGTTAGAAGTCGCACTTGCAGACCTCTTTAAGGGGTTTTCAGCAAAATCAGGTGCGTCTACTACCAGCCTAGCAGACAGTGAAATCCGTGCAGCTATCTCAGCTCTCGAAGCAGTAGGAATCGACACATCTTCGGATGTTGCGTTCTTCCTATCTCCAGCAGTATTCTGGAAGCAAGTACAAAACCTCGACAAGTTTAGCTTGGCAATTAACTCACCAGTTAACGACCCAACAGCTAAGAAGCCTCGAGCAACTTTGTATGGCATTCCAGTATTCGTTTCTAACAACGTTCAAAACATTTCAGGAACAGCTGGTAGATACAACGCCCTAGCTCACCGAGATGCATTGCACTTCGCAACATCTCCACTAGGCCAAGGCGGTTCTCTAGGTGGCTCAATGACAGGTAAGCATGGAGTTCGTGTTCAATCGAACTACATCCCTGATTACCTCTCTACTCTCACAACTGCAGACTTGCTCTACGGTGTAGTCGAGAACAGAGACAACTCAGGTGTAACTGTTTTGACACAAGCGTAATCAATTAGCAGATAATTGTTTGCTCGTATTCACTCCTGATTGAGAAATGCGAGCAAATCAGGAAACAATTAAAATGACAACAGTAATTTCACCAAACATTCAAAAGACAAGCGTGAGAATAGACACAGCAGGGAATGTTATTGACGCTAGAAGTAAGCAGGTAATCACTCCTGTGGAGACAGAGTATGTGCCACCAGTAGAGGTAGCTCCAGTGGCTCCCGTAGTGGCTCCAGTAGCCCCCGCAGAATCAAAGATAGACTCAATGATAAGCAAGAAGATAGAGGAGATTGTTAACCGAAAGATAGAGGAAGCTCTTAAAAACCTATGAAAGTATATTTCGTACACACCGACTTGGAAGGTTGCTATAACGTAAGATGCCTTTTTCCTTTACAGGAGAATGGATGGGATGGAGATAGAACAACTCTAGCCATAAACCGAGCAACAGGAGAACAGAAGGCTAAAGCATTACTAGACGCTGATGTAGTAGTCTTTCACCGACCAGAGTCAGATGAACTAGTCTCAGTTGCTAGGTCGTTGAAAGCACAAGGAAAGAAGATTGTCTTTGATAACGATGACACTTACAAGGATGCAGGCGGGTTGAAGTTCACCGACTATCTAAACGAGGAGAGAGTTAAGCGGGGTCTAGGCAAGATGAACAAAAACCTCGACACCTTCATCACGGAAGCTGACCTAGTAACTTGCTCAACAGAGTTTCTAAAGAAGGAGTACGAAGTCTTGAATCCGAACGTTGTCGTCTTACCCAACACAGTAGACCCTTTCTACTACCCAGAACCAGTAAGGAATGAAACAGACATTGTAAGAATAGGCATCACAGGTTCAGTAGGCGTAACGGATGACATTGAAGGACTAAAGCCCATCATAGAACACTATCAGAACGACCCTAGAGTTAGGCTTGTCCTTCTCTCACTCCCACCAGAGGGTAATAATGAAATCTACAAGCAACTATATGTAGAGGCATACGCCTTTTGGAATAAGGTAAACATTGAATGGCACTCTTACACCACTACGGATGAATACTACGAGTATCTCAATGAGTTAAAACTGGATATGGTTATCATCCCTAGACATGATTCCCTATTCAATCGCTGTAAGTCTAATCTCAAGTTCTTGGAATGCTCTATGTTGGAAATCCCCGTGGTAGGACAATCGTTTTCAACAGGAGATTCGCCTTATGAAGTAAACCCAGAAGACGCTAAACACCTCTTACTAGCTACCGACACAGCCTCATGGATAGAACAAATTGAGAAACTCATCACAAATAAGGAATTAAGACGAGAGATGGGTAAAAAGGCTAAAGAATATGTGGAAAGTACATACTCTATCGAAAATAATGCTCACAAATGGGTATCCGCTTACCAAACAATGTTTAATGGTGCTATAATCAACAAATAAAAAAATGTATCCAAAAACTGTACAAATTGAATCAGACAAGCTAAAGAAACTCATGATTGAAAAGAGCAAGTTAGTTGGTATTGGTAGAGCTAAATCAGAAGAGATAGAGGCGGTAGAGACGGAGATGGCAGAAATTGACGTTAAACTCCAAGAAGAAGAGAAGAAAGTGGATATTACCGACATCTTGGACAAGGAAAAGGTACTCGTAGCCAAAGTAGATGAGGCTATCGCTGAAATGAAAGTGTTAAAACAAGAAATCTTTGACAGAATGAACGCTCAAGTACCCAAAGAACTTCACACTAGATATGACGAACTCAAGGTGGCTAAGGAGACTAAGGAAACCGAGAGGAATAAAATAGCTCTCAAGGCACAGAAGTTCAATGACAAGATAGTTCCTCTTGGTAGGAAGCTGATGAAGCCATTTCTAACAGATATGTATGAGGACTATGACTCTCTCTATCTGGAAGATAATGAGATAATGGCGACAATCTTTAGTCACATGAACGACTTTAAGACTAACTTTAAGAAAAAATAACATGGCAGTCTTCTCAGATACAGTAACAAACTTAGGAATCGTACAGCAAACCAGAGATATGGCTGGAGTTGATTCAACACAATGGGCAACTTCCAAGATTGTCAATTCCTCTAACAACTGGCTAAACCACATCTTCACCAGAGGAAAAGTCCTTGATAGAAACTTTCAGCTAGACGACACGAACCACACCGCACTACCAGAAGGAACCGAAGACCTAAACATAAATCAATCAGACTACTCATTCCTAACAGACCAACAGGGTAATAGAATCACAAACCTTACCAGAATAGACATTAAGGACGATTCAGGGCTTTACAGACAGCTTATCCCTATAGACCAAGCTCAATTAAATGGTATAGCTCTTGATGAGTGGAACAAGACAAACGACAAACCTCGTTACTACGACAAGATAGCTGACAACATCATCAGACTTTACCCTACTCCAGCAGTTTCGGTTACAGCAGGGCTTAAATACCACTTCCAGCGTTCACCTTCTTATTTCGCAGCTACAGACACAACCAAACAACCTGGAGTAGCTGATGACCTACACAGAGGCTTCGTTATAGCTTCAGCTTATGACGCCTCCCTTACTCTAGGACTTAATAACTTACAGGCATTGAGTGTAGAGCTTGCCAAAGAAGAACAGGTAATAGATGACTATTTCGCTAGCAGACAAACAGACGAACCAAATAGGATAATAATGAAGCACAGAAGCTCACGATAATGGCAATCACTAATACTCCAAAGCAAAGTTCTTCACTCACAAACTCCGCAAGAATAGCAGGATATGAAACGTGGGCTACTATCGCCACAACTTGGGCTTCGGAGACGAGAACTTGGCTAGCAATGGGAACATTGTTTACAAATACAACCCGTCAAAGCTCAAGTATGACTAACACAGCAAAATAAAATGGCAACTATCGTAACAATCGCATCGGGGGATAACATCTCAACAAGTCGTACAGACCTGAATACAAACTTCACGAACCTCAATAGTGATAAAATAGAAACATCTTACCTAGATACAGATACAGCCCTTACAGCAAACTCGGATGTAAAGATTCCTTCTCAAA